CGCCAGCAGGAGGTTCAAGTGAAGCTAATGAAGGTTCATCCAATGAAATGTTGGAAAGAATCATGGGAGCACTTGAGCAGGTTATGGATAGGCTTGAGGCACTTGAGGCTAGTGACAAGGAAGTTCACAATGAAATGGATTCCTTGGACGAGTTAGAAAAAGATCTTACAGAGGACGGTACAGAAGAAACAGAAGAAGCAGTAACGATTGAACCAGACAAAATCGAGAATGTAGATGAGTTTGCTCCAGAGTTAGCAAATGGTGTAGTTACTGATCCTTCAGATAGACCAAAGAATCCAATTCCTAACGCAGACAGTGCATTAGGCATGCTTAGAACAATGAAACCTATCATAGCGGCTATTGGGGATCCAATCGAAAGAAAAAGAGCTTCAGATGCTTTGGCAGCTTCATTGGGACAGTATGTTCCAGCTAAACAGAAGAAGGCAGGTGCCTTCGGTGACATGAACAATGGCGTTGAGGGAGCAGTAAGAAGACAGTCAAGAGACGCCGAGGCAAAACAACAGCAGAACGACAAAGACTTGGGGAAAGATATTGCTAAGAAATATAATCCTCATTATAAGGAGGTAAAGTAGAATGGGCGGTTCAGTAATTGGAATCAAAATGGGTTATGGGTATCCTGGAACTTACGCTAGAGGCGGGGATACATACATCATGAGCAGACCAGTAGTCGCATCCGGAGCGGATGTTCCATTCGGTGCAGCAGTTGCTTTAAATGCAGATGGTACATTCCAGAAATTTGGTGCTTCTGATACTTTAGCTAAATTTGCTGGTATTGCGGTAAGAGAAGTTAAACAGGCAACTGACTTCTATGCAGCAATGGGAGTATACAAAGCTAAAGAAGCAATGGATGTCATTGAAAGAGGTAACGTTGCAGTAACATGTGTTGAAGGAACTCCTGATCCGACAAAAGGCGTTTACGTTTGCACAGTATCAGCAACTAACACACTTCCTGGTGACTTGGTATCTGTTGCAGTGCCAGCAGGTACATCAGCAGGAACAACAATACAGCTTACAAATTGTAGATGGGTTGGCGTCGATACAGATTCGAATAAAGTTGCCGAACTAGCAATTGTAAGCAGAAATAACGGATAAGGGAGGGTACAACAGTGAGAGCAGCAGGTTTATTTAACAATCCAGCAGTAAAAACATTAGACGCTCCAGGTGGATTCGCACCTATGAGGATGACTGACGCAGCAGTAGGCGGCGGCCTTTCCTTCCTGACAGCGGAACTTGAAAAAGTAGATACAAAGCTTAGAGAGCCTTTGACTTCGGTTACATGGCAGAGAGATATAGTAGCTAAGACTGGCGGCGGATGGGTTGAGTTTACATCAAACTATTTCGTTAACTACGGTACTACAGGCGGTAATGCAGATGGTATTCTTGGTGGACAGAGCAATGCTATTCCAGCTATGCAGGCTGACATCCAGAAAACACCTTACAAAGTGTTCAGCTGGGGACATCTTTTTAGAGTTCCTTTTGTTGATCAGGAAAAGTTACAAAACATAGGTAGAAACTTAGAAGAGATCCTTACAAAAGGTATTGGTCTTAACTATCAGAAGACTATCGATCAGTTGGTATACAAAGGGTTTGCAGCTTATGGTGTAACAGGCCTCGTAAATGACGCTAATATTACGGCAGCTGCAGTAGCTAACAACGCTGGTGCAACATCCAAGCTTTGGACAGCTAAGACTCCTGATGAAATCCTGTATGATGTAAATACAATCATCGTTCAGGCATGGGCGGCTTCTGAATATGATCTTTCTGGTATTCCTAACCACATCATGATCCCACCAGCTCAGTTCGCTTACATAGTTTCTACTAAAGTAAGTACAGCTGGTAACGTATCTATCCTTAACTACCTCTTAGAGAACAACGTTGCAAAATCGCAGGGTGTTGATCTTGTAATCGTTCCTTCAAGATGGTGTGTTGGTTCTGGTGCTGGTTCTACTGATAGAATGGTAGCTTACGTTAACGATGAAGACAAAGTTAACTTCGATCTTACTGTTCCACTTACTAGAATCATGACTCAGCCAGTTGTTACAGAGATGGCTTACGTAACAGCATATGCAGCTCAGATGGGCCAAGTCAAATTCTTGTATACACAGTGCGCAAGATATGGCGACGGAATTTAAGAAGGGATATGTGAATTAAAAATGAAAATATATTCAAACAAAGCTTTTGCTTTTAAAAACCCTAACGTCAACGATAACATTCTTACTATGAACGACGCTAACGAGGCTGAAATTAAGATCGTCCCTGGTTTTAATACGGTCCCAGACTTTGTAACAGAAGACGACATGTTTAAGTGGGCTAAAGCCGATGGAGACATTCAGGTTTTCGGAGCTAGTGATGATGAATCAGTTCAGAAGAACAACTACACAGGAAAGAAAGCTAAAGAGCTCTATGACATGTGTATCGAAAAGAGCCTCGTCGTTGAAGAGAGAAAAGACAGACAGTATTACGTAGACAAGCTGAACGAAGCTGAATAGATATGGAGGTGAGGTAGATGGACTACCCAATAAATCAAAGTTGGCCCATCTACCCATCAAACGTAGACGTTGCAGGTCTAGTTTCAGAGGCATCTAATATAGTGGTTGGTGATAATCCGTCATTTGCTTTGACGGATTTTCTTGCTATATATCCTCAGTTTGGGCAAGACGCTTCTTCAAACTGGATAGTCCCTTCAGCGATCCTAACAATGTTTATGGATATAGCTAACCATTGCATATTCAAAGAACAATGGGGAGAGCAATGGAACTATGTGATGTGCTTATTCATAGCACATTTTGCAACTATACACCTGATGGGAAGTGCTAATGCAAATAGCGGAGCTGGTGCTGTTCTTGCAGCTGGTAAAGCTAGAGGCGTAGAAGTTAGTAAGTCGGTTGAAAGCGTATCGGTAGGGCTTGACTATAATGCTATAGCTCAAGACTTAAACGGGTGGGCAGGATGGAAGTTAACAGTATATGGAACTCAACTGGCGACATTAGCAAGGCTGGTAGGAAAAGGTGGAATGTATGTCTATTGATATAAAGACATCTGGACCAGGAATCAGTGGATTAAACAAATTGCTAAAGAAAGCTAAAAAGACAGATGTATTAGTTGGCATACCTCAGGCCAGGGCTAGTAGACAGACATCCGGAGAGAAAGCTAATAATGCAGAGTTGCTATTTATACATACGAATGGATCCCCTTTACGTCACATTCCTGCTAGGCCAGTTATTGAGCCAGCATTGAGTGAGAAAACAACTAGGTATAGTATAACGCAACAGTTCAAACTAGCATTACAAGCTTTGTTCGATGGAGATCAAGAGATGTTCAAGACATGCTTATCAAGAGCTGGAATGCTCGGTCAAAATGCAGCAAGAAAATGGTTTGTTAATCCTAACAATGGATGGGCACCAAATTCTCCTAGCACGATTCAAGCCAAAGGTTCTGACATGCCATTGATTGACACAGGTGAAATGAGAAAAGCTATAACGTACATAGTAAGGGAGTGAGATAAATGCCAGAGTTAAACGTTTCAGATATAGTTGTTGACCCGGCATTTGCTCAGTCATTTAAGCTATATCGAAAGACAGGAACTTGGACTCAAGGCAGGTTCAGTCAAACAGAAGTAGCAATTGATTGCTATGGAACTATAGAAATTAACAACCCAAAAGACATATTACAAGTACCTGAAGGAGATAGGATCACAGGAATAATTACAATCTTTACTCAAACACCAGTATTGATAACTCATGATGGCACTCCTTCTGGAACGTCAGATGAGATAGTCTATAAGGGTGAAAGATACAGAGCATTTAATTCTTTTGATTGGTCAGACTTCGGGTTCTATAAAGTAATAGCAGTAAGAATGAGGGGTGCATAATGGCTGATCAAATTCTTACTTTAGTGCAGACAGAAGACATTTTCATAAACATTACAGCTCAGATATTAGGGTTAAATCCAGCTACACAGGGAGACAAAGTTAGGGCAACGTGGCCAAGGTTAGGACAACCCGGCTTTAAGTCAACAGATGACGTTGTGTTCATCAAAGTAAATGTTGAGTTTGATCCTATTACTCAGCAAAGGGATGTTCAATATTCTGATGTGTCAGTAGACACGTTGAATAGAAAAGCAAGTTATACTAGAGTACAGTCCATAAGGTGGACAATCTACGGGCCAAACTCATATGACAATGCAGATAAGATAAGGAATGCAATATTCCTTCCAGACGTATACAATACGCTTGCTCAACATCACTTGTTCTTAGTAGTGGATGTGCAAGCACCAGTTAGAGCTCCAGAAGAGTACAATGGACAATGGTGGGAAAGAGTTGATTTTGTAGCTAACTACAACGAGCTAGTTATAAGGAATGCAGATATCCCGCACATTACTTCGATAAAGATTACTACGCAAACACAGAAGGGAGTGATAAAAGATGTCGACTTTACCTCTTAACGATATAGTTCAAGTCATTTTGAACGTATCTCCCATATCAGCAGTAAGAGCAACGTTTAGCTTGGGTCTTATTGTTGGTAAATCTACTCACATTACTCCAACAGTTAGAGTAAAAGAGTACGCATCTCTAGCAGCTATGATTGCTGATGGATTCGTTTCAACAGAACCAGAATACAAAGCAGCTTCGCTATACTTTTCACAGAACCCAGTTCCTAGAAGAGTACTGATTGGAAGATGGGATGGTACTGGCTCTGAAACAGCAGTACAAGCTTTGACGTCCATTAGAGCAAAGAATACAGAGTGGTATGCGTTCACTGTATGTGATGCAACTAAAACAGATATTGTATCAATTGCTGGTTGGGCTGAAACAGCTACACCTTCAACGGCGCATTTCTTTACTACTCAAGATTCGGATGTTCCTCTTGGTACAGCTGGAAACGTTTTCTTGACATTGCAAACTGCGCTTAGAAAAAGATCAATTGGAATGTATTCTACAGACAATGCATATGCAATTGCTTCTATTATGGGTTATGCTATGGCAGCAAATACTCAAACAGCGGGATCAGCTTACACGCTTGCATATAAACAAATGCCGGGTGTAATACCAGAACCTCTGGATTCAACTCAGATGAATGCAATACTTAATGCCAATGGTAATGTATACATCAATCAAGGGTCTTACTACAACCTATTCAGGCAAGGCAAAATGGGAAATGGAAGCCACTTTGATGAGTTACTTGGCTTAGACATACTGACAAACAATATCCAGATGGCAGTAATGGATGCTTTAGTATCAGGCCCTAAGATCCCTCAAACAGATAGTGGTGTTGCTCAAATAACAACTGTCGTTGATGGAGCTTGCAAGCAGGCTGTAACAGCTGGTTTTGCATCACCTGGTGTATGGAACGGAGCTCCAATAATGGACTTGAACACTGGTGATTCTCTCCCTGCTGGTTATTTAATTCAGGCAGGTTTAATCGCTGATCAGTCTCAAGCTGATCGTGATGCTAGGCTTGCCCCACCAATCTATGTGGCTATTAAATTAGCTGGTGCAATAGAGTTCGTAATTATCACAGTAAATGTGAATAGATAGGAGGTTTGACAAATGGCAAGAACATACAGTTTTCAA